CAATCGCTTACATTCATCGGGGTCATCTCTAAATGCCTCATCAACGTGCTGATTGATAAGTGTCAAGGTATCGGTGGACAAAGCCTCTTCGTCAATGGTCGCATCATCAACGGGGTCAGTGGCTTCGTTTTCAAGAAACGTCACGCTCTCTGGTGCTTGGTCATAGATTCTTTCAAGCATCCGATCAAACTTTGCAGGGTCTTTCTTTTCGTGAACAAAGACTTTGACGTAAGACTTCTTGTATTGCTTGTAGTCAATTGCGTCAATGTCAATATTGTCACGATACGGAATCGCAAAGAAAATACGATGAGGATTTTCTACAAACTCAATCTCATCGGTTTCTGTGTCATAAATGTGAAAACCTTTTTTCTCAAACAGATCAGCAAAGGTCATCTGATAGGCTGTGCCGAAGTAGCACACATTGTTTTCTTCGTGCTTCTGGTGAAAGTGTCCAGACCAGACTCTATCAAAGCGATCACAGAATTTGGGATCTTGTCCGCCGGTATGCTTCACGTTTCTCATCACCTGATAGCCATCAAGTTCAAAGTGACCACAGAGAATCGGAGCGTCTACGTTTTTGATCCACTCAAAGATGTCATCTTGATTTTCTTTGTTAATCCACGGAACCAAGGCAAAGTTTTTGTTTCCCAGATCAAGAGTGACTGGATCGGTGTAGATGTGAAAGTTAGGATACTTATCACCAAACAACTCTTTGGGAGAGTTCACTTCGTTTGTGTTTTTGAAGTAGGTGTCGTGATTGCCGACGATGCAGTGAACGTCAATATTCTCAGTGAGCAGACGATCCATAAACCGAGTTCGCATTTGATGAAGCGTGTGAAAGTTCACATACTTCCGGCGATCCATCAGATCACCCAAGTGCAAAACGTTTGTGATTCCCTGCTCCTTGATCGTAGGAAAAAACACATCCTCAAAAAACTTGAATGTGTGTTCTAAGAAAATCTGGGAATCACCTTTTGCACCAAAGTGCGTGTCGGTGATAATTGCAATCTTCAAAATAACTCTCCGTCGCCTGTAGAACCTTTGGCTCTTTTCTTTCGCTTCTTCTTCGGTTCCATATTTACGATGTCGTTATCAGTCAGTCTCAGGTGAGCGGCATATGGATTCTTGTTTGCTCCATCTGGGTCAAGAATCGCAGCCAGTTCACCCTTTGCGTCTGCTGCTTCCATTAGTTTGTATTTGATATGATCTTGTTTTTTCTCACGTTGAATTCTTCTGAGAAAAGCATAATACGTTATCTGAGTGAAATATGCAAACGGGTTCTTGGATTTATCTGGATCAAAGTTTCCTGCATACATCAGGCAGTTCTCAATCGCATCTCCAACCATTTCTTCTCGGAACGGATAATTTACAAAGTTTGGGCGAGTGGACAAACGCTCTGCAATCAAAAGAAAACACTCACCAATGTATTGCGTCACTGGTGGCTTTGGGTCATCTGTCTCTTCTGCACTCTTGACTTGATTTTTCCACTCAATCATTTCTGAGTAGAATAATTTATTGTCAATGTAGTGATCACTGTTCTTCGCCATAATAAAATTTTACACCCTTTTATTCTTATGTCAAGTAATCATCCAATTTTGGCGACCAATCCATAAAAGATTCTCCATAATCTTTTCGGTTTTTGTTGTCGATCATTTCAACGTCAACGTCTACATCGTCATCGTCGATGATTTCTTTGATTGATTCTGGGTCCATTCCCATTGCCTCTAGGGCTTCTTCAATATCCCGATCATCCATCTCTTTGTCGATCTGGCTTTTCATATCATCAATCTTTGCCGCGACGATCTTCAAGATATTGTCAATGTTCGGAGGAGGATTTAAAGGTTTTTTGCCGAAGGGAAGTTTCATTTGTCGTGGGTCATCCATCTTGAATCCTAACTGGGGATTGTCATCAAGTCTCTTTTGAAATTCATAGGCTTGAAGAATGTCTGGGTCACAATCAAAAATACCAAGAATGTGATCTCTCGGAATGTCAATGTGATTGGATGTGGTTGCTTTTAGCCAGTCCACCAGAACGATTGTTTCTCTTTTGTTTCCGCTGAGGTTGTCAACGTAGTGCATCACTTTGAGGAGCATCGGACGCTCAAGACGAATAAACTCTTTTGTGTTTTTGATAAGATGTGCAACGATATCATCGCCGCTCTTCAATTTAAGAATCTTGAAGGGGGTTTTGCTCATTCCGTTCTCCCTGTAATGGTATTGAGATCACTGAGTAGTCAAACTTCTCAGCGTCGTAAATCTTTTTACGTTCTATAAAATGACGAAGAGTGTGATTCTGATACTTTTTCCACGACAAGTCATCACAAATGTCGTAGAGTCGTGCGGTGCTTTTGTGAACAGACTTTCTAAGTTGTCTTCCAATACTCTGTAGCACCCTGACCCGACTCTTTGACGGTGATGAGAACACAATATTATTTAGGCGTTTGATGTTCACGCCAGTCGAAAATGTTCCGTAGGATGCAAGGATGATTCCGTTGTCAATTGTTTCTGCAACTTTACGGGCTTCCTCACGTTGCTCAACGTCGGTTCCACCGTGAATATAGAACACAGGTTTTCCACAATCTTTGAGCATTTCGTTTAGAACCTTTCCGTGCTTCTCCACAAACTGGAACAGTATGAGTGTGTTGCCTTTTGTCTTTACGGCTAAATCACATATAAACTTGTTTCGTCTTTCGTCAGTGATGAGCCATTCTATCTCATCTTGATACGGTGTTCTTCTAATCCGCTGTCTATCGCTACCGGAATATTTTAGCAGCAAGCAGTCAATAGTCAAGTTGGTAAGCAACTTCTTTTCCATCAACTTCTTAGTTGTAATAATTTTTTTAGCCGGACCAAATAATCCTTCAATCACTAATTTGTGAGTGAGCATTCCGTCGAGTGTTCCTGTCGTTGCGATACGATACGGGCAACGGGTGAGTTTGGTCATAATTGAACTCAGCGACTTCGACTTGAACAAGTGTGCTTCGTCGCCAAAGACTGTTCCAAACTGCTGAAAGTATTCTGGTGGTAGTTTGTGTAATGACTGCCAAGTTGAAATGACCACTCTTTTCTTTGTGTTCTTTTCTTTTCCAGCATACATCATGTGCGTCTGTTCTCTTGGATTCCATCTTGTATCCTTTCCTGCGTAGTCGCAGATGTCTGAGAACATTTGTGAAACGAGTCCGATAGTCGGAACAATAATCAAAACCTTTTGTTCCTTTGGAATCAGATTCAAATAGTGTCTCAGAAGCGTATAAATGATCAAAGACTTGCCTGATCCTGTTGGAGATAACAACAAACAACGGTTTGTATTCATACCGTGTAGGATGGCTTCTTTCTGGTGTTTGTGAGGATCAATCGACTTCCCACCAATAGAAATATTCAAACTGCTCAGAAGCGATTCTAGGTGGGTTTCTGAGAAGGCTGGTGGAGGACTTCTTTTTGGTAATTCTACTGTGTAGTTCCGATCCTTACAAAACTTGAGAATGTAGGCTTCAAGTCCTGCGTAGATACGTTGTGAATACAGATTGTATAGTTTGATCTGCCCGTCCCACCTCTTTGCACGATACGCTGGCATAAACTCTCTTCCGGGGACTTTGAAGGTAAAGAAGTCAGAGAGTTCCTTGGCAAGATGTCTTTCACAGCGGACTTTGATATTTGAAGAATCAATGTCCTCAATCGTGTAATCGGGCATACAACATTATTTATTCCTCATAAAAAGGAGTGATGTTGTAAACATAATTAGAATCGTTAGTTGACAGGGGATTCGGACAGGTATTAATGATGATAGAAATCCTTTCATCATACATGAAAGACATTGGTTCAATCGTATGTGCCAAAACTCCAGCCCACAAAACAATGTCACCCTCTTCAACCTCTTGTACCTTGCTCATTTGCATACCCTTACACTTGAGAACTTCGGTTAGGATTGCTAAGTTTCCTTGTGTTTCGTGTGTGTTAAATGCAGGATTTACAAAAATAAGATTACCACCTGTGGTGTTCTCATTTTTATTCAATTTAAGATAGTATGATCCGCACACAGGGGACATGAAATGTTGATGGGTTGACATCGGCTGTTTAGGTGCTTGTGATGGTTGAGGTGGAACTCTAATAACCCAAGATTGAGTGATTAATGGTTCACTTTGCGTGTTGTATGTTTTAGACTTAATTGAACCATCTAAAGATAAGTCTGCTTTGAGAACATCTTTGTAGAAGTGTTCGGTAGCCGTCTCCATCGCATTTCTCAAATCAGAAAGACATTCGTGATTATTTTTGATGAACGGCTTTGTCATACCATCAGTGCGAAGATGACTACCGGCATTATAATATGTTGATGATACTTCTGGACAACTCAGATAGTTTAAAATATTACTTCTGTATTCTGAGTGTTTTTTGAACCTGTAAACACAAACAGGGAAACCAAAAAAGTCATTTTGTTTTACGAGTTCAACATTGTCATTCATATTATGCTCCTCCCAAGAACTTTCTCCATTCAATTGCGTTCTTAATCTTGGTGTGTCGGAAGGTGATCTCTTTTACGACCTCTTCAAGATACTCCACAATTGACTTGATATAGGTAATCACTTCTTTTCTTTTACACAGGTCTTCATCGCTATTCATAAAGATAGGAATATCCTGCTTAAGAATATTGTGTTGAAAA